AACCGACGCCGGTGATCTGCGCTATGGCGTCGGGGGTCGCAGCCTCAGCGAAGTTCGTGCCGTCCGGCGACCATTGGACGGTGATGTCCATTGTCGCCGCCGTGCCGGAAAAGACCGTCACGTCGAAGGCGAGGGTCAGCGTCTCGGATGTGGCTTTGATCGGCCCGCTGTTTCCCGTTGCGGTCTGTGCGCCTGTGTGGATCAAGACATTGCGGTTTGGCATCGGCTATCCCTTCTTCTTCGTCGGATTACGTTTCGCCCTGCCGCTCGTCGTCTTCGCTGTCGGCTTGGCGGCCGCCTTCGGCTTGGCGACCGGCTTGGGGGCGGGGGCTTTGTCTTTGCGGTCGGGCTTGGGCGGCGACGCCTCGTGCCAGACGGCACCACACGCCGGACAGAACACTCTCGGTTCGGCTGATGGGGTGTAGCTGCAATCTTTGCATCGTCTCATGTTGGCCTCCTAGACCCTGGCGACGCTTTGTACGCCGCCGCCCTGTCCCTCGATCATCGACAGGATCGTTTGCATCGACTCGGGGCTCGACTGTGGAGCGCCGCCCGGCGGCATACCGGGAGGACCGCCCATGCCGGCCTGCGCCATCGCTTCCTCTTCGGCCGTCATCTGCGGCTCTTCGGGCGTGAACAGCTTCAACAGCGTGGCGCTGATCTCGCCCGGATTGGTGTAGATCTCGGCGAGAGCCATGCCCGCAGCGGGATCTTGATTCCCGAACCGGGCACCCAGACCCTCGAGGAGCATCCGCTTCGCCTGATCCTGGTCGATGCGTTCGTTGATGAGCGAAATGTTGTCGAGGCCGTCGAGGTTCTCCTGCAACGTCCGAGTGTCGATGACCCGTGCGCCGAGGAGCTGCATCCCGGCCAACAGCTTCGACGTCTCGTCGAACGTCGCCATTGCGCCGTACACCCTCCGGGTCCGATAGTCGCCGTCGATGTCTTCGGACGGCTTGTACGTCTCCTCGAACTTGGTGCCCCCCTCATACCAGTAGACCCGCTTCGTTGCCGAAGCGTGCATCTTGTCTTCCCACTCGAGGCGCTTCCGGTCGACGAGTTCGATCGAATGCTTGATCGCCACCTGATATTCACGGACGTTGTTGTCGGCCGAGCCCTGCAACTCTTGCATCCCGGCCCCGGTCGCAAACGAGTTCGGCGAGATGGCGTCCTGCTGCACGTCGTAGCCGGCGACGATCCGGAACTGGCGTTCCAAAATGTTGATCGCCTGCCACGTCTGGTTCACCTGGTCGCCGGTCGGTTTCTCGACTCTCGTGCCGGGCTCCATGAAGTTGATGGCATCCCGGCCCTTCTCGTAGGTGCCGCCCGTCAAGTCGCCGAACACGTTCGTTTCCCGGAACGTCGAATCCTCGGCACCGATCAGACCGAGCAGGTTGAGTTTCGCCATCATCGCCATCAGGCCGAACGTGTGCGTGTACTGGGATTTGAGCTGATCGAATGCGAACCGTTTCGTCATCACGAACGCCGGACCCGACTCGAGCGGGTTGGGAATGAAGCCGAGCACCTGTTCCGCTTCGCTACACACCACATACGAGCCTTCACGGTTCATGTATTCGATGACCTCGACGTCGCCGCCGCTGCCCTCCCAACCGTTGCGGCCCCACACGACGCTCGACGCTTTCAGGTTCGTTTTCAGATCCGGGTACAGACGCCGGAGCTGCGACTCGGGGATGCGCCGAATGACGGCGACCTCTTCGGGCTGTTGGCCCGCCCCGAACCAGCCGGGATACACGTCGTACGGGTCACGAAGCTCGGCGACGGGATACGTGTCGAGACCGAACGTGCGTTCCCTGATCCGATGGAACGTGAAGCCGTAGCCGGGAAGCCACCGGCCGATCTGCGGGAACTGCATCTCCATGCGATCCATCTCGTCCCAGCCGGCAACGATGCGCTGCCGCTTCTCGGCGGCTTTGCGAGCCGTGTCGGTATCCCGAATCGGCAACATGTCGGTCTTGAGTGTCGGAGGCCGGCCGATGCGTTGCGCCAGCTTCTCGAGCCCCGACCACATGATGTTCGCCGTAGGCAAGTCGATGCCGAGTTCGGCGGCTTCTTTGGCAGGGTTGCTCGAACCCCAGGCGAGGACGGCCTGGATGCCCTGAGCGCCGCCGTTCATGACCGCTCTGATCCGTTCACGATCCGAATCGTGATGCAAGTGTCGAAGTGCGTCGATGCGTTCGTTGATCTCTGCGTAGAGCATTCATCGGCCTTTCGGATATTTCGTTCTCCACGGTACAGCGTTCCCACGATGAACAGACGGATATGACTGTTCGTCTCCACGGTCGATTCGTTCCTGCCGGTGCGCCGACTTGTTCCACCGGACGATACGAGGGAACGGGAACCACGACGCCATTTTCACATCCGTCAACTGGTTCCTCGACGTGCGATGCACACCATCGGTCGTCCACAACTCCAACTGGCGAAGCAGCGTCTCGACCTTCTCACGGGATTCGGCGTTGCCGTACGGCAAATCGATCGTCCCGTCGTGATACCACGGAGCCATACTCGAGATCCCCAACTCGGGATCTTGCTTGTTCTTCCCCGTCGTGTACGGCGTGATCGTCAATCCGTAGTCACGCTTCAACTCCCGCACCCTGGGGTCTTGGAAAAACTCTGCCTGCTGCGAGTTGTCTTCGTAATACCAGTCACGCAACTCGAACCGTCTCGCCCAATCTTCCATGATCGCCAAAGCGCCGGCAAACCCACCGGCCTTCTGTGTCTCGAGATCAACCATCGACAACGAGCCGGGAACGAAATGCCAAGCGAACGCCGCCTGCATACCACGGGACGCCGGGTCGAGACCCGCAACGAGACGGCCAGGAGGCAACCCTTCGATGCCGATGATCCTCGACCGGTTCAACGCCCGCTCACGAATCAGCGGCACGTTGAACACGATGCCCTCGGTCGGAATCGGACGATTCAGATACCGCATCTCGTAGGCACCCGGAATCCCCAACGCCTCCATCTCGCCCTTCTTCTCCATCAGCCACCGATACGAACGAATCTCGGGAAACAACATGCAGTCGACGTGCAACCCGTAATTGTCCGGATCGAGACCGCAACCCTCGTCGTGCGCCGAATCGACCATCACGTCCCACGCCTGCGGCGTACCCGACAACTTCATCACCGCCGAAGGAATATCGTCCGGATGCTGCCGGGAAGCGATCAGCACCTGAGCCGTATGCTCCTCCTTGCGGGTACCGATCTCGGCGAGCTTCTGCTTCGCATAGCGTCGAGACGACGGCTCACGAGTCGAATCGAAATCCTCCATATCGTCGATGACGATCAGATCCATATCCCTCGACAAGAACTTCGACGTCACACCCAACGCCAACATCGACGACGACTTCTGACCCACATGCGACTGTTGGGCGATCTTGAACTCCTTCGCCGACCACGGCTTGCCGCTCTTCGTCGGCGGCCGATACGACCGGCCCTTAGGCAGCGTCGCCGCAACGAGCTCCTCGTTGTTAACCAGATGATCCTTCACCGCACCCAACATCAGCTTCGCCACGTCACCCGACGCACAGAACCAGCCGATGCGGATATTCGGAAACATGACGATCAGCCACGTCACAAACCGGATCAGCAACTCCGACTTGCCGTGACGAGGCGGCGACAAAATCATCTGCTTCCCGCCCGTCGCATACGCCACCAACACCGACCGGATCCACCTTCGATGAAACGCCTTCATGATCGGACGCTTCCCCTCGAGCCGGAAAAAGTATCGACCGAACACGTCGAACGCCCGAACCAGCTCGTCGATCGCATCCTCAAACTCGTCAGTCCCGACCCCGCCAGCGCCAAGCGTCTTCACCTGCAACAGCTTCGCCGTTGGCAGCATCGCCGCCACAAACGGCGTCGGCCGCCACCTCTTATCCGCATCGGTGATCCGGGCCAACGCATACCAAGCATCCATCGCCTTCGACACCGCACCCTGCGTCACCCCCAACAGAATCGCCGCCTGCTTGACCGACAACACCCCCCGATCGATCTTCTCCGCATACCCATGCGCCATCAACAGCCGCAACACCTCGCCATCACGAGACGACGACACCGGCTTCTCCACCCGATAATCCCGATCCTTCAACCGGCGAACCTGCTGACGCTGCCGACACGCCACCGAACAATACTTCGCCCCCTGAGACGCCCTCGCCGCCGAAACCTGATCCGAACAATCATCCGCAACACACACCTTCGGGGCACCCATCACGCCACGCCTCGACTTCAACCGCCCACCCTGAATACGACGATGCGCCTCGCAATACTTCATGTTCCAATGCAACTTGGTGAACGAAACGTCGCACCCATCCTGAGCACACACCAACACCTCAGAAACATCCATAGACGAAACTCTACACACAAACCCCCCAGACACCAGAACAGGGGCCCCCCGAAAGGAGCCCCTGTACTCATCAGCTCGCAACCCGCAACAGGAAACGAACCCACCGTCTATGCCACTAGACAAACAAATCGTACCACAAAAAAAGGAAACTCCCCCCCGTGACTTGCACGAGGGGGAGGATCGGAGTACCGTCACGTTCATCACAACGTAGAACGGAGTCTACCCACATGCCACGAGGAAGCAAACGCAACCAGCGGAACCGCCGCACCCCCACACCCCACCTCCCCACCCCCACCGGCGAATCGCAACGCTCCAAAGCATACGAAGCCGGCCGAGCCGTCAAATACGCCTACCGCATCCACGGCCCCCAATACCCCATCACCACCTACACCACCAACCAGCTCCCCGAAGGGAGCCGCCTCACCTAAACCACCCCACGGCTACACGCCGCACAACACCCCAAGACCCCGAGGCATGCGGTTGAACCCACCAGCGTTCCCCTCTCGAGGCACAACGAAGCCACCAGCGCCACCAGAGTCACCAGCACGCCCAAAAATGCAGACATACAACGAAATCAACAAAAATGACAACAAAACGTAAAGCACCTACGTAATACTCTGGGGGACCGGGTGGTTGAGTTCGGGCGGGTCAAACA